CATAGAAAACGCAATAGTTGACACTTTGGGAAAAGATGATATAAAATGGGATTATCTTGGAGAAATGATGAATCCCAAGATAAACAGAATAACCTATGAGGAGGTTATTAATGGAGGCGATAATGCAACATCTGGAGACCCTTTACACACAGAAGAAGGGACTAGATCTTCAATGGGAGCAGGAGCATCTTAAAGAGGGTAGATATACTCTTGATATGGTTAAGATTGACAGAAAAGTCAGAGAAGTAATTAGCCAAATCAAAATAGCAGAGGCAGAAAAAGCTAATGCACAAAATAAAATAGACGATGCTGCTCCTCAAGTTTCTGTAGCCACTTAGTAAAAAGCTACATCGTTGGAAAAATCCAATCCACATTACAGGCTCTCTTGCGCTCTATTGAAAAGTAGTATATAATTTTACCACTATACAATTATTAATGGATTATAGACGCGTATAGTCGACGGCCTAGAGACTATAATCTTTAAACTAGGAGGATATAATTATGGCAAGAACTAACTTTTCTGGACCAATTAACGTTGGACGGATTCAAACAAACACAGGATCAACTATTTCTGATAATGTAAGAAACGTTGCATTCGTTGAGTGTCACGCTTCTTTTCCTGTAAACCACAGTAACTTTACTGTAACAACTGATGCTAACAAATTAGCTGTGACTGGTTCTAATGGAGCAAGCACAACTTCTGTTACATTTTTGGATACAACTGCAAACGTACCTGGAATAACTTCTGATGGTGGTTTTGAAGCTGCATCTGTGATTACTTTAACATCCGCTGGTGATGACTCTGCAAGAACTGCAACCATTACTGGAACAGATGTTTTAGATAATGCACAAACTGAAGACCTAACAATGGCTAACGCTGGTGTTGCAACTTCAACTAAAACTTTCAAGACTGTAACTTCTATCGCTATTGATGGATCAGGAACAGCTGGAACTTTAGAGGTTGGTGTAATTGAAACTGGATTAATTTCAGTGGTATGTAGATCATTATTTAATGAGTACCCACTTGGTCAGTCTTCAACAACAACTGATAAAAACTTAGCAAACAATATTGTGATTCCTAAATTTTCTAGAATCAATGATATCAGATTTGTAGTTAACGAAGCTTTCGATACAGCTGGTTTCGATATGCAAATTGGTGCTAACGTTGCACAAGCTTCAGGAGCTACTCTTAACAGTTTAGACCTTGACTACTTTGCGGGTGACTCTGATAATGATGTAAAAGCTATCGCTTCACATCACATTCCAACTGGAATGGACCAATCACTTGCTCAGATGAAAAATTGTTTGAACGTTTCAGACGATGATGCATCTGGTTACGAAATGGACAAAGCTGTTGTTATTTCTGCTAAAACCGATGACGCTTTAACTGCTGGAGAAGGTGTGTTAAACGTTTACTGGACACAGCAAGTTAATAACACTAACTAATAAATAATTATTGTGGGGCTTAGGCCCCACATAAATTATAAGGAGAAACAAAATATGGCAACAACAGACGTAAAAGCAAGGTTTGCAACTGGAGGAACAGCAACAGGAGCAGCTGTTATAGCAGCTGAACAAGATCCAGCAGATGGAGCAAATTTAACTTTAGAAGCAGCTGCTGCAACTTTTGCACAAGGTGATGATGGTTCATGCACTGTTCAAAGAATTACTTTAACATCTGGTTCAGGTGATGATAATTCAGACGTAACTTATACAGTGACTGGAACTGATCATAATGGGGCTACTATAACTGAAGATATTACAGGACCAGCTGGTGGAGCTACAGTAACTTCAACTAAATTTTATAACACAGTTACACAAATAACTGGAAATGGAGCGGCTACAACAGATATTTCTGCAGGAGTAACTTCAGTTGGCATGCATGCTGTTTTCTTTTCAGGTAGAACCAGAGTGAGAGGAATGCACGGAGTTATATCATCCGCAGATAATTTTTTATTTAAAACTACTTCAAGCACGGGAACAACCATAATGACTATAGCTGCAGACTCAGGAGACTTAGATCCTTATATTCCTGACGATGGAGTTTTATTTACCGATGGATGTTTTCTTCCAATGGATCAAGGTGATATAACAGGTTTGACAGTATATTTAGACGGCTAGGAGGTTAAATGGCAAATACTACCTCGGGAACAACTACGTTTGATAAAACTTTTTCTATTGATGAAATAGTAGAAGATGCTTTTGAACGTATTGGTTTACAAAATGTAGCTGGTTATCAATTAAAATCAGCTAGAAGATCTTTAAATATATTGCTTCAAGAGTGGGGCAATAGAGGTATTCATTATTGGGAAATAGACGAAACTAATCTTGATCTAATAGAGGGGCAATCAGACTATGATTTTTTTAGGGCTAGTTCTGATGGAACCTCTGCCACAACAACTCCAGTAAATGGTGTTTACGGAATGTCCGATGTTCTTGAGGCACAGTTAAGATCCAATAGAACTCAAACAACACAATCAGATTCACCAATGACAAAAGTAGATAGATCTACTTACGCAGGTTTTTCAAACAAATTATCTAAAGGAACACCTAATCAATATTGGGTGGAAAGATTTATAGATAAAGTTAGAATACACATTTATCCAACACCTGATTCTACAAACGCATCTAAAGACATGCATTTTTATTTTATTAAAAGAATACAAGATGTGGGAGATTATACAAACGCAACAGATGTACCATTTAGATTTGTGCCTTGCATGGTGGCTGGTTTAGCATTTTATCTTGCACAAAAATATCAAATACAAGTAGTTCAACAAATGAAACTATACTATGAAGATGAATTACAAAGAGCTCTTGCAGAAGATGGTTCAGCTTCTAGCACATATATTACACCAAAAGCTTATTACCCAGGAGCATAATGGCAAAATATTCAACAGGTAAACATGCAAAAGCAATATCAGATAGGTCTGGTATGGAATTTCCATATAGAGAAATGGTTAGAGAATGGAATGGATCTTTTGTACACGTTTCTGAATTTGAACCAAAACAACCACAACTAGAACCAAAACCAATATCTGCAGATGGTATTGCATTAAGAAATGTTAGAACAGATAGAATAGAACCGATTACAACTGTTAGAATACCTGAGAATGGTTTTGAAACTTATCAAGCAGGTTCAAGAATAATTAATGTATTTTCACCAGGTCATGGTTTAACAAGTGGAACAACATATAGATTTAGAGGCGCACCAACAACTTCACCTGGAACAGGAACGTTAACAAATCCAGTTTTTGCGTACGCAAATATTCCTAATTTTGATGGAATAACAGGAACTAATATAACAAAATCTGCAGGTTATGCCATTACGACTGGTTTATATAAAGATGATGCAGTTGTTACAACAGATTATGCAACAACAAATTATTTTCATTTTACAGTAGACACAGATACTGCTACAGTTGGAGGTAAAAAAGGAGGAGGTTACGGTTGTTCAGCAGGACCAGTGACAATAGAGGGATGATAAAAAAATTAAAAAATTATATTTGTAAATTATTAGGCATTAAACAGTGTGCTTGTCCAGAGGACATGGATCCAGAGCCAGAAATACCAATTTATAAAGAACATTGTGATGACTGTCCAAAATATAAACATCGTTGTTTTAAGTGTAGGGAGGCAATAGCATAATGGCTGGATTAAGTGCATCAGGATTAAAAACACAAATTAAAAGTTATACTGAAACAGACTCTAATGTATTAACAGATGCTGTTTTAGAAAATATAATTCTTAACGCTCAGTATAGAATATTTAGAGATGTCCCCATTGATGCAGATAGAAAACAACAAGATGGTAATTTAGTAACTGGTCAATCAACTATTAATGCTCCAGCAGGGGCAGTTTTTATAAGAGCCATACAAGTTTATGATTCAACATCAGCTGTAACTGGACCAAATGTTTTTTTAGAAAAAAAAGATGTTACTTACCTACAAGAATATATTTCATCAACAGAATCTGCAAAAAGAGGCCAGCCTAAGTATTATGCTATGTTTGGTGGTGCTACAGGTGAATCAGATACTACATCTGGTAGAATGATGTTTGCTCCTGTGCCAGACACAACCTACAAATTTAGAGTTCATTATAATGTAGCTCCTGCATTATTAGAGGGTGATAATACTAATTATATTAGTTTAAACTTTCCAAATGGTCTATTATATTGTTGTTTATCAGAGGCATATGGTTTTTTAAAAGGTCCAATGGATATGTTGACATTGTATGAAAATAAATATAAACAAGAAGTACAAAAGTTTGCTAATGAGCAAGTTGGTAGAAGACGAAGAGATGACTATACTGATGGCGCTGTTCGTATACCAGTAAAATCAGCAAACCCGTAGGAGAAAAAATATGGCAATAACATCTGCAGTTTGCACAAGTTTTAAAGTAGAACTTTTAAAAGGAGTTCATAATTTCACAGCTACAACTGGTAATACTTTCAAGATAGCTTTATATACAAGTTCAGCAACATTAGGAGCTGGTACAACAGCTTTTTCATCATCAAATGAAATTACAAATTCATCTGGAACTGCATATACTTCAGGTGGAGCAACACTTACAAGTGTTACACCAACATCTGATAGCACTACAGCAGTTTGTGATTTTGCAGATGTAAGTTACACAGATGCATCTTTTACAGCAAATGGTGCATTAATATACAATGACTCCGCATCAGGTGATCCTGCATGTGTTGTTGTTGCATTTGGTTCAGATAAAACTGTAACAAGTGGAACTTTTACAATTCAATTCCCAACAGCGGACGCAACGAACGCAATCATACGATTAGCATAAGGAGGAAGTCCTTATGGCCAATACTTGGAACCAATCAGGCACAACCTGGAACACTGGTCGTTGGGGCACAACCGATCCCATAGTAACAGGTTGGGGTGCAAAATCTTGGAATGAACCAGGAACTACTTGGAATGATTTAGGAGATCAAGAGGTTGATTTAACAAGTCCTGGTGCAATTACTGCATCTTTAGGCACTGTATCTATCACAACAGAAATTAATAAAGGTTGGGGTCAAGATACTTGGGGTAATGAAACTTGGGGTGAATCAGGAATGTTAGTTGAACTAACAGGACCTGATCCAATACAATCTAACGTATCTGCAAATGCTTGGAATGATGCTTCATGGGGAAAAGGTCAAGGTTGGGGTATATTTTCATTAGAAGTTGCAGACGTAATGGGGCTAACAGGTGTATCTTCAACAGGAAGTGTTGGTTCACCTACCATAATTGGTAACGTAAGTTTTTCTATAACAGGAGTTTCAGCTACATCAAGTGTTGGTTCAGTTACTATCGCTGATCAAGCAATGGGATTAACTGGTCAAGCAATAACATCGGCAGTTGGAAGTTTATCACCTGCAGATGTAATGGGATTAACAGGAGTTTCTGCAACAGGAGGTGTTGGTGATGTAACAATTAATTCAAGTCCAATTGTAAATATTTCTGGTCAAGCAATTACATCGGCAGTTGGTAGTTTATCACCTGCAGATGTAATGGGATTAACAGGTGTTTCTGCTACTTTTTCAGTTGGATCTTTATCACCTGCTGACGTAATAGGATTAACAGGTCAACAAGCAACTGCTTCTGTAGCTGCTTTTGGCACCGCTTCTGGCTTTGGAATTCAAGCGTATCAATCTGTTGACACAGGTTCAAATTCTTCGTATACAGATGTTGCAACTGGATCAAATACAAGTTATAGTGACGCTGCATAGGAGATAAAATATGGCATCAACATATACGGGACTAGGAGTCGAACTTCAAGCAACTGGTGAAAACGCTGGAACATGGGGGACGAAAACTAATACAAACTTACAAATTTTAGAGCAAATAGCGGGTGGATTTACACAACAAGCAGTATCTGATTCTGGAGATACAACTCTTTCAGTATCTGATGGATCAACTGGTGCAACTCTTGCACACAGAATGATTGAATTTACTGGTTCACTTACATCAGGCAGAAACGTAACTATACCAATTGATGTTCAAACTTTTTACTTTTTAAAAAATTCAACAAGTGGTTCACAAAATGTAACATTTAAATATGTTTCAGGATCTGGTGACACTGTAGCCGTTGCACCTGCAACCACTAAAATAGTATTTGCATCAGCTAACGATGGAGTAAACCCAGACATTATTGACATTGGAATGGGTGATGTAACACTTACTGGAACACAAACTTTAACGAATAAAACTTTAACTTCACCTAAAATTGGAACTTCGATTTTAGATACTAACGGTAATGAATTAATTAAAGTAACAGCTACAGGTTCAGCGACTAATGAATTAACAATAGCAAACGCAGCTAACGGAAGCGCTCCAACTATTTCAGCAACAGGAAGTAGTGATTCTAACGTAAATATTAATATAGCTCCAAAAGGAACAGGTGAAACTGTAATTGGAACAGGGGCAGCAAATGCCACTCTTACATCTAGTGGAGCACACGATTTAATATTAGATACAAACTCAGGCACTAACTCAGGTACGATTACAATAACTGATGGTGCAGATGGAAACATTAATATAGCACCAAATGGTAATGGTGTTGTTCAAGCTGGTGGTGTAGCAGTTAAAGTTGCAGGTAAAGAAACTATTTGGGTGCCAGCAGTTGCTATGTACCCTAACACTACGAATGGTTGTGCAGCTTTAGCACAAGTAGAATTATCAAATGGTCCTGAAATTAAAACTTTAGATTTTGATAAATCTTCTGATGAAAGCGCTCAGTTCGCAGTTGCTTTTCCTAAATCATGGAACGAAGGCACAGTAACTTTTCAAGCATTTTTTACAGCAGATTCAACAGATACAGGAACTGTATCTTGGGCATTAGCTGGTGTTTCTTGCGCGGACAATGACACTATTAACGTTGCTTTTGGAACAGCGGTTGCACCAACAGCAAAAGCACACAGTGGTACAGCAAACGATTTAGACGTTACAGCAGAAAGTGGAGCGGTCACA